GAGACGCGCCAAAAGGTAGCGCAGATGGTAGCTACGCTGACGAAGCGGTTTGGAGTGGCGAAGGCGAGGTTGGATTTTGCGGAGTTTGTTAAACGGATCAACCCGGATGACCTACCCGGCAAGCACTTTGACGTACTGACGAGCGCGTTCCATCGGATTGCTGAAGGTGAGCCAGTTCGCATTATCATCAACATCGCTCCACGTCGCGGTAAATCAGAGCGCACATCATATCTTTTCCCTGCATGGTTTATCGGCAGGTTTCCAAAAAAGAAGATTATGATGATCTCTAACGTAAAAACGCTGGCGACTGACTTCGGCGCGAAGATTAGAAACCTATTAGACACGCCAGAATACCAGGAAGTATTTCCGAGCGTGAAGCTGTCGAAGGACGCGCAAGCCAAGGATAAGTGGCGAACAAACTACAAAGGGGAGTATTTTGCAGGCGGCGTAGGATCTACCGTATATGGTCGCGGCGCGGATCTACTTGTGCTCGATGACGTCCACAGTGAGCGCGAGTCAACAGACGGCAAGATGGAACCGCCGTCAAAAGAAGACTACGACATGGCGTGGAATTGGTACCAGTCAGTGCTTAGCCGTCTACACCCCGGTGGGTCTATCCTCGTCGTTATGCAGCGCTGGTCGCGGCATGACCTGACAGGGCGGTTGATCGATGCTGCTAAGCGCAATCCTAACGGTCAGCAATGGGAAGTGATCACTCTTCCCGCCCTGGAAGAATACAAGAACGCAGAAGGCGACTCTGAGTGGCGCTCGACGTGGCCTGAGTTTTGGCCCACTCCCGCCGTGATTCAACTTCGCGAAACCATGATGTCCGAGCCCGGTGGCGCGTGGCGTTGGAACTCGATGTACCAGCAGGATCCCAGTGCCGACGTCGTGTCGACGATGAAGCGTGATTACTGGAAGCGTTGGCCGGATGGGAAGAAAGCCCCTACCTGCGAGTTCGTTATCCAGTCATGGGACATGGCGGCGACAGGCAACGACCGCTCAAACTACTCCGCCTGCACTACATGGGGCGTATTCCGCACCTCTGAGAAGGAAGATAAGGGAGTTTACAACATCATCCTGATCGACGCCGAGCGCGGGAAGTGGGACTTCCCTGAGTTGAAGAAAGCCGTGATCCGGAAATACCGCAACACCGTGAAGGACGGGCACCCCGATTGCCTGCTCGTCGAAAACAAGAGCGCTGGAATTCAGTTGATCCAGGAATTGCGGGCGACCGGAGTGCCGGTGACTGCGTACCGCCCGGTCGGCAACCAGTACATGGCGTCGAACGATAAGATATCGCGTGTAAACCGCATCTTGGAGATGTTCACCTCTGGCCTCGTGTGGGCTCCCAAGCGGGCGTGGGCGGAAGAAGTGATCGAGGAGTGCGCTGAGTTCCCGAACGGGCAATACGACGATTACGTGGATACGGTGTCCCAGGCGCTAGCTAAATTCGGCGAAGGCGGGTTCATCCGGTTCGAGAGAGACGAAGAGGAGAACGAGGAAGAGAAGTCCGCACCGATGGCGTTCTATAACCTGGGTTGATGTATCCGCCGCCGTGGTATAACTAAACTAAATGTTCGACCGCATTTCCCCGATCGAAGACGAGCCGGTTTTATCCGTTGAGGTAGAGACGGTCGAGGAACCCGTCTTCGAGGGTGAGTTGCAGGAGTTCGAGGACGGCTCGTTCGGTTACGAGGAAGAACCTCCGCCTGATCCGGTAGCGTTTGATGCGAACCTCGCGATAACGCTGGATGAAGCCAAGCTGCGTGAGATCGGCACTCAACTCATCTCTGACATCGACGCCGATAAGGTGTCGCGGCCGGACTGGGAAGACGCCTATCGCAAGGGCCTGAACCTTCTCGGCATGAAGACCGAGGAGATGACTGTCCCGTGGCCTGGGGCATGTGGCCTGTTCTCGACTCTGATTCCGGAGGCTGTCGTCCGCTTTCAGTCGAACGCCATCATGGAGATTTTCCCTCCGTCTGGCCCCGCTAAAGCCGATATTATCGGTGAGATCACCGAGGAACGAGAGAAGCAGGCGCAGCGAGTGGTGGCTGAGTTCAACTACCAACTCGTCGAGAAGATGGAAGATTACCGGCCGGAGACAGAAAAGCTCCTGTTCGGTCTTGCCACCTGTGGCTCAGCGTTTCGCAAGTTGTATCCGGATCCCATCACCGGGGAGCCGTCTGCCCGCTACGTACCTGCTGAGAAGTTTATCGTCCCATACGGTGCTGTGTCGCTGCGCAAGTCGCCGCGCTACACCGAGATGTTCACGATCTCGAAGAACGAACTCCACAAATTGCAGGTCAGCGGGTTCTACCGGGACACCCCGGTTGACGAGTCTATCCCGATTCCGTCGTCGTTGCAGGATAAGAAAGATGAGATCAACCGGGAAGAACCGCCTCCGACGCTTGAGGGAGAGGTTGAACTCTACGAGTGCAATGCCGATATCGATATTGGAGAAGATGAGGACGGAATCGCACTTCCGTATATCGTCACTCTCGATACAGGCGGAACGGTCATTGGTCTTTATCGCAATTGGCGGGAAGATGATCCGTATAAACAGAAGATCCTGTGGTACGTCGATTACTCCTACGTTCCTGGACTTGGGTTTTACGGATACGGCTTACTTCACCTGATCGGCGCGTCGGCTAAAGCGGCGACGATGATCTTGCGCCAGTTGATCGACGCTGGCACGCTATCGAATTTGCCCGGTGGTCTGAAGGCCAAGGGTCTGCGGATGAAGGGCGATTCGTCGCCGATCCGTCCTGGTGAGTGGCGTGAAGCGGATGTGAGCGGGATGAAGCTCTCTGAGTCATTCATGCCGTTACCGTATAAGGATCCGTCGACCGTGCTTCTCGCGCTGTTGCAGAACGTGGTTGAAGAGGGTAGGAAGCTGGGTTCGATCGCTGACGTTGAGATCGGCGACGTTTCCGCGCAGGCACCCGTAGGTACGACGCTTGCGATCATGGATCGGGCGATGAAGGTGATGAGCGCTGTCCAGGCTCGCCTTCACAACTCAATGCGGCTGGAGTTCCGGATCCTCGCTCGCCTTATCCGCGACTCGAAGAAGGACACCTACGATTACGAGGTAGATGGTCCGCGTGAGATCAAGCGGTCTGACTTCGACGACCGTATCGACGTGCTTCCGGTCAGCGACCCGAACGCAGCCACCCTGCCGCAGCGGGTCACGCAGTACCAGTCGGCCATCCAGATGTCGGCGACCGCTCCGCAGATTTATAACCTGCCGCTGCTGCATCGCAAGATGCTCGAAGTGCTGGGTATTCGCGACGCCGATCGGATCGTTCCGGATAAGGAAGCCATCCCGCCGCTCGATCAGGTCACTGAGAACCAGATGATCTCGAACATGCAGCCCGTGAAGGTGTACGAGTGGCAACCGCACGAGCAGCACATGCAGATCCTCGAAGCCTACATCAAGGATCCAGCTACCGCCGCCGCGTTGGGCCAGAACCCCAATGCCAACGCGATCTTCGCCGCCGCTCAGTCGCATTACGCGGAGCATTATGGGTTCAAGTATCGGCAGGACATGGCTCGCGAGCTTGGCGTTCCTCTTCCGTCTATGGACGAGCCGATGCCGCCTGAGATCGAGAACCAATTGGCTATGGCTGTCGCCAAGGCAATGCAGCAGCTGGCTCCGTTGTACAAGCCGCAGCAGCAGCAGCAAGTCGATCCGTTGGTGCGGGTGGAAGCCGCTAAGGTCGAGCAGAAAGCTGCTAGCGATCAGCGCGATGCTGATGTAAAGATGGCGGTGGCGAAGCTCAAGTATCAGAGCGATGCCGAGGACCGTCAATCTAAGGAAAAGATCGAGGGCTTGAAGATCGCTGCTGAGGCCGCTCGCAATCTTGGAGGTGTTAATGGCTAACGACCCGATGCGTAGCAAGGCTGCTGCGGTTTTTGGAAAAGAGTTTATGAATGCTGTGAAGGACAATGACCCCAAGGGCATGCAGGTGAACTCCGCTCAGTCGCTTCAGAAGCGCGCTAATGCTCACCCGATCCCCGTCTACAAGGATGGCGGCAAGGTTAGTTCGCGAGTCGCCACTCGCGCGGCCATGGCTGGCTACAAGAAGGGTGGCGAGTGCGGGTCCAAGAAGGTCAAGACCTCCTCGGATACGGCGCGCAAGCTTGCCACTGAAATGGGCGGCATGAAGGATGGCGGTAAGGCTGGTCGCTGGGACGAGAAGCTGGACCGCAAGAAGGCCGACATCGAGAAGGATTACAAGAAAGCTCTCGCCAAGGGTAAGGACGCCGACGTCGCCAAGGCAAAGTACGACCAGCGCATGGCTGACGCCAAGGATGACTACGCCAAGTGGACGAAGGCTGACCGCACAGAGACCAAGGCTGCTGAATCGGCTGCTGAACGGAATCTTTCGAACACCCGAAAGTACGGCAAGCAGAAGGCTGCTGAAGAAATGATTGGCGCTATCGCCGATAAGCCTGTGGCGTCGCCAAAAGCCATGTCGGCTGCGGAAGCTGACATGATCGCGAAGATGGCCCCCGCCGTAGCCGCTTCCGCCCCCGCCACCACCACGGCGAAGGCCCGTCCGACCCGTGTTGCGGTCAAGGCGCCGCCTCGCCCTGCTGTGGTTAATGTCAAGGCCGCCCCTGCGGTGACTCCGGCGTCGGCCTTCTCGGCCCTGCAGGAGAAGGGCAAGGCGGTTCCGATTACCACCACCGGAAAAGCCCCCCGCCTGCTGAGTGGCGCTACTCAGGGCACCGTCCAGCCCCGCCGCCCCCTCTTTGGTGAGGACGGGATTATTGCTGGGACTCGTTCGGCTGGCACCCGCGCCGCCGCACTGGACGCGATCCGCCGCGCAGCTGAAGCTCCCGGCGCCAGTCAGCTCGCCAAGGACCGTTATCTAACGGCTATGAAGAGTGGCATGTACGCGAATGGCGGTAAGGTCGGTAAGTATGCGGCTGGTGGCGCTGGCAAGGTCCGCAAGGGTTGCGCCCCGATCAAGCGCAAGCAGGGTGGCACCACGATGCAGGAAGGTGTGAGCACTCGCCCGACCGACAAGAAGGGGCGCCGCATCACGATGCAGGATCTGGAGCGCGCGAACCGCGACACTGGCGGCATGAGCGCTTCTGACACCAAGAAGGCCGGTGAAGCTGTTGCTCGCGGCAACCGCGTGCCTCGCGAGCCGATTCCCAAGGCTAAGGGTGGCGCAGCAAAGGTGCGCAAGGGCATGATGTCTCAGACCGGCAATATCCTGAAGGCTGTGAAGCCGAAGAAGGGTATCGGCGGCATCATGTAACAGGGGCGGGGAATGCCAGCGCGGTCGAAAAGACAGTTTCGTTTGATGGCAGCGGTTGCGCATTCCCCTTCCTTTGCTAAGAATGTTGGTATCTCGCAGAAGGTAGGGCAAGAGTTCACCTCTGCGACGAAGAATTATAAAAAACTACCGGAGCAAAATGATGTCAGCAGACGAACTACGCCGAAGGGCCGTAGGAAAACTTGAGGCCGCTCGAGACCAGTCGGTCCAGTATTCTCTAAACGCACGTTTCAGACCAGCGACTATGGGCTCGGACTATATCCCTGCGTCCAGTCCTGAGGAAATCGCCCTCCAAGTGATAGAGGGGAACGCTCTCACCCGCGCATACACCTACGCCATCGACGCTCTCAATGAGGCGTATCGTAGTATGTACGAGTCTGAGGAGAAGAAGAAACCGGAGCAAAGCCGAAAGGAAACCTACTGATGAGTGATAATGTTCTAGGCATCAGGCTACCCAAGCCTCAGGGCCTGAGTTTTATTGAGCCGCACGAGGATGAAGAGGCTGAAGCTTTCATCCAGCGCCAGTTCTTGGAGATGACCGGCCAGCCGTTTGACATGAAGCCCGCTGGCTACCTGATCTCACTGAAGATCTACGTGCGCCCAGAGGAGCTGAAGACCATCGTCCGCGAAGACGGAACCGAAGCGACCCTCTATCTCCCGGATATCGTCCGTGCCGAAGATAAGTTCCAGTCGTGCGCCGCTCTAGTTTGCGCGATGGGGCCTGAAGCGTATCAGGGCGAGAAGTTTCGCGACAGCGGCCCTTGGTGCAAGGTTGGCGATTGGGTCATGATCCCTCGCTATGAGGCCACGGCCCTCTCGTTCCGTGGCGTCGCGATGGCCCTCCTGCCTGATGATCGCGTACTCGCAGTCATTAAGGATCCGAGCGACGTTGAGTCCGCAAAGAACGCCCTTGATCGATTCTGATGGAGTTAAACATGATGGATGGTGAAACGGAATCTGTAGACCTCCCGGTCTATGACGATGGCCCTCACGATGATGTTGAGATCGAGATCACCGAGGAAGATCTTGGTGAGAACCTAGCTGACTTCGGCGATCCGGAAGATGGCCCGGAGGGCGAGGAGGAGCAGGTTGAGGGTGAGCACGCCGAGGAAGGGCAGTCTGAGGATGGCGCCGAAGAGGCCGAGGCTGGTGAAGGTGATGAGGCCGTAGAAAAGCCGAAGCGCCGCGATGCCCAGCGCCGCATTGCCGAATTGTCTCGCCGTGCCGCTGATGCGGAGCGTCGCGCCGAGGAGGTTGAGGCGCGGCTTCGTCAGGAGGCCGCACTGCGGCAGCAGTCTGACGTTGCGATGATGACGCACTATGAGAACGCCCTCAATGCGCGTATGCAGGAGCTCAAGGCTAAGTGGATAGACGCCGACAACCTCGGCGATCAGAGCGCCAAGTTCGATCTAAACGCTGAAATCTCGTCCCTCCAGACCGATCTCAACGGTGTGAAGCAGTGGAAACAGCAGCAGGCCGCTGCCCTTGAACGTCAACGCCAAGCGCCGCCACCTCAGCAGGCAGCCCCTCAGCCAGCTCAGCAGCAGACTCCCACGCTAGAGAAGACCACGGCTGAATGGATCCAACGCAATGACTGGTTCCAGCCTAACACTCCGAATTTTGATCCGGAGATGCACGAGGAGGCTACTCTCTACGCTCGGCGTATTGAGCGCCGCTACCGGTCGGAGGGGCGCGACGCCGACATCGGCAGTGTTGCATACTTTACTGAGATCGACCGTCACCTGCGTTCGGAGTTTCCTGACGCATTTGAAACTGTAGCTCCACCAAAGAAGGCATCCCCGCCGATGAGTCGGAACACCCCGGTGACGCCCGTCACCCGCAGCGCCCCTGAGGGGCAACAGAAGAACTCTAAAACCGTACGCCTTAGTTCCGATCAGCGTAGGATCGCTCATCAGCTGGCTGAGTCTGGGGCAATCAAGAAGCAAAATGGCGCGCGTATGACCCCAGCCGAGGCTGAGCGTTACTATGCTGTTCACGTCATGAAGCAGAACCGGAGGTAATAACAATGGCACGTACTTCACGCTCGGCTATGAGCCGCACCGCAAACACTCGCTCGACTGCGCAGCGAAAGGTTCCTGAAACCCACTACCAGTCGAAGCTGTACGTCCCGCAGGCCAAGATCCCTGATGGCATGACCTACGCTTGGGTTCGTGAATCAACGCTCAATGAGCCGGATCCGGACAACATGACCGACCGTATGATTCGCGGCTGGCAGCCCGTTCCCGCCGCCCGCCACCCGGAAATGGTTCCGCCTCCCCTCCCCGGCTACGAGGGTATGGAAGTATCCGTCATTCGTCGTGGCGGCCTAATCCTCTGCGAGAAGTTCACGGAAGAAGTCCAGATCTCTCGCGAGGAGCGCGACATTGAGAATATGGAAGTTCTGCAGGACATTGCTTGGACCGGCCAGTCCGACCCGAACCTGCCGCGCTTCGAGGATCGCGACAGCGGCGTGTCCTTTGAGCGCGTCACTTCCTTCAAGGAATAACAGCTCCGGCCACAGCTCTCATACAGGCTGTGGACCCACTAAGCCCCTGCCCGCCCCCAAACGGGCAGGGGTCTTTTTGTCCTTGTTGACACCATTGGCGTATAAGAGTAATTTAAAGATCCCGATGGTGGTCACGTCACCCACCCCCTGAGTAAGGTCTGCTCGAGCTCGATGGTGGTCACGCATCCACTCCCAAAGCAGGGTTACGCTTTCGACGCCGTAACGTACCGGCACCCCAAACCCAAACTTTTGCATGGAGATTTCGTATGGCTTACGGAACGAATGCGCCGAATGGGCTTATCCCCGTCAAGAAGCTCGACGGGAGTGCTTGGACTGGCGCGACTAACCCCTATCAGATCCTTGGTACCTACGCGACCGCGATTTTCCGTGGCGATCCGGTGACCATTGGTAGCGGCGGCTACCTTGAAGTTGGTGCTGCTGGCAGCGCCTGCGTTGGCGTGTTCTGGGGTGTCAAGTACACCGACAGCACTGGCGTCGTGAAGTTCATGAACTACTGGCCCGGTAACCCCGGCATCCTGACCGGCTCGACTGTCGAAGCTCTGGTTATCGATGATCCGGACACCGTGTTCACCGCTCAGGAAACGAACGCTTCGGGTGCCGCTGGCACGCCGCTGGCTCTTGCTGATCGTGGCCTGAACATCAACTTCCTGTACACTGCGGGTTCGACCGCGACCGGCCAGTCGGCTGTTTCGCTGAACAACGCATCGGAAGCTGACACTTCGACCCTCAACTGCAAGATCCTGCAGCTGGATCCGACTCCGGGCAACGCAGTTGGCAGCTTTGCTAACTGGCTCGTGACCATCAACAACCACCTGTATCGCGGCGGCGTTACGGGCGTTTGATCGCCAGCAGGGAGACTGAATCATGGCTATTAACACTACCGCAATCCGCGACCTGCTCCGCCCCGGTCTGGCCGCTGTCTTTGGCGACTACCCGATGTATCCGGGTCAGTGGTCGGAAATCTTCGAGAAGCACACCTCCGATAAGGCGGTTGAAATCGAAGTCGAAGTCAAGCTGCTTGGCCTCGCGCAGATCAAGGCAGAAGGCGCCTCCACCGCTTACGGCGAAATGGGCCAGCGCTATGTCACGAACTACGTGAACCGCTACACCAGCATCGGCTTCATCATCACCCGTCAGGCTATCAAGGACAACCTGTACCAGTCCTCGTTCCCCCTGCAGGCGAAGGCTCTTCGTCAGTCGATGGAGCAGACCAAGGAAGTCCTCGGCGCCTCGGTGCTGAACAATGGCTTCTCGGCCAACTTCCCGATTGGCGACGGCCAGCCACTGTTCTCGACGGCTCACCCCATCGAGAATGGTACTGTGGCCAACACCTTCTCGGTGCAGGCTGACCTGAACGAAACGTCGCTTCAGGACGCTATCGTTGGCGTTCAGCGCTTCCGTGACGCTGCCGGTCTTCGTATCATGACGAAGCCGACTAAGTTGGTCGTTCCGGCTGAACTGCAGTGGACCGCGACCCGCCTGCTGCAGTCGCAGTTCCGTGTCGATACGGCGAACAACGACATTAACGCGATCTATAACAACTCGGCGGTTCCGCAGGGTCATCGCGTTAACATGTTCCTGACCGACACCAACTCGTGGTTCCTGCTGACGGACGCTCCGAACGGCTTCAAGCACTACGAGCGTGAAGCTCTCGAAACCGACGTCTACACGGACTTCGACACCGACAACCTCAAGGCGAAGGCCATTGAGCGTTACTCGTTCGGCTGCTCGAACTTCCGCGCTGGCTGGGGTTCGCAGGGCGCCTCGTAATCGGACGATGGGGGGTGGCTTCGGCCACCCCTAACTAAGGAGAAAATTCATGACTCATTTCTCTGACGGTGTCCGGGCGGGTAGAAACTTTGCCTACAACGGTACTGCTAGCGAACCCGGCGTCTTTATGTCGCCGATCAACGTCTACAACGTGGTTCCGGTGGCTCTGGACGCAGACGGCATCTGCGCTCAGCAGACTCTTGCCGGGGCTGGCAACGCCGTGTTGAATGGCGCTCTGGCTTCTGGCGGCACCGTCACCCTTGATGTTCCCCGGAACGTCATTGTTGACGCTGCTGGCGCGGCCACTGCCGTTCTGACGGTTTACGGCACGGACGCCTACGGCATTTCCGTGTCTGAAGCCATCACCCTGAACGGCACGACCGCTGTTGCTGGCAAGAAGGCTTTCAAGACGATCACTCGCATCGCGTCTTCGGCTGCCGCTACCGACTTCTTTGTCGGCACCGGCGATGTGTTCGGACTCCCCTTCCGCGCCAACAGCCGCAACTACGTCCTGACCGCTTGGAACGGTGCGTTTGTCACGACTGGCACTTTCGTCGCGGCTGATGCTACCAGCCCCGCAACCACCACGACTGGTGACGTCCGTGGAACCTATTCGGTTCCTGACGCCGCTGACGGCGTGAAGCGCCTGACGGCTTGGGTGTTCATCGTTGATGATGATACTCAGGCTGGCCTCTATGGTGTCACGCAAGTCTGATGATTGGGGCGGCCCTTGGGTCGCCCCAGTCACATGGAGACGGGTATGAGGGCGAAGAAGGACTTCCAGTTCAAAGCTGAGCACAAGAACCCAAGCGGCGGTTTGAACGCCAAGGGCCGCGCCGCGTACAATCGCGCGACTGGCAGCAATCTGAAGGCTCCACAGCCTGAGGGCGGAAAGCGACAGAAGAGTTTTTGCGCGCGTTCTGCGGGGCAAATGAAGATGTGGCCAGAGGCTGCAAAAGATCCTGACAGCCGCCTGAGAAAGGCGAGGCGCGCATGGAACTGCTAAAGAGGTGGTCACGTTGACATGAAGGTTTGGAACAAGACTCGCCCTAAGGGCCTTGGTGAGCCGAAGCCGCTATCTTCTGGCCAGAAGACTTCAGCGAAGGCTGCGGCGAAGAAGGCTGGTAGACCGTACCCCAATCTCGTAGACAATATGCGCGCTGCGACTAAACGGAAGGGGGGCGTTTGATATGCGCGGCAAGAAGAACTGGATCGCAGGCGCCATAAAAAAGCCGGGGGCCCTTCGTCAGGAGCTCGGCGTTAAGGCTGGTAAGCCGATCCCCGCTGGGAAGCTGGCGGCTGCGGCGAAGAAGCCGGGTATTGTTGGGAAGCGTGCTCGTCTCGCTGAAACTCTGAAGGGATTTAAGAAATGAGGCCCATCTCGGTTACCGTCGCCGACGCCTCCGCTGGCGCCAAGAATTCCAACCCGATCATCATGGACTATCATGGGCGCCCGGAATTCGCCCTTCAGGTGGTTGTCACTGGCACGGTGAATTACACCATCCAGCAGACGCTGGATAACCCGCTGGACGCGGGTGCTACGATTACGTGGTTCAACCACCCCGACGCCAACCTCGTCGCGCAGACCGTGAACCGTCAGGGTAACTATGCCTATATCCCCACTGCGGTGCGGGTTGTGCTGAACAGCGGCTCGGGCTCGGTGCGCCTTACTGTTACTCAGGCTGGGCTACACGTAATGTCCTCGGGGCTGTATAGCGGCGTATCTGGCATTGCCCTCGGTACAGGGCTGTACCGCAACGTCTCCGGCCTGTGGGGCGGGGCGTCAGGTCTCGTTACTGGCTTCGGTGGTGGCGGTCAGTACGACGGCGCGTCGCTGTACCTCGACTTCCTCTCCGGCAGCCTAGACAGCCGCGTTACCTTCAGCCGTGGCAGCAACGCCACGCTGGTGGACAGCACTGGCAAGGTGACCTACGCGCCTGCAAACTTGTTCCTGCGGTCGGAGGAGTTCGATAACGCAGCTTGGACAAAGGTTACTGTAACTGCGACTGCAAACACCACGACTTCACCAGACGGGACAGTCAATGCTGACAGCTTGACCGCTAGTGGCGGCAGCGCACAGCACTTCGTAAACCAGAGCCTATCCTTCACCTCTGGGACTACCTACACGCTGTCGGTGTTCGCAAAGAAAAATACTTTGAACGGAGTGCAGCTTACCTTTGGGTCGGGCGCGTTCGGCACGCTGCCTTACGCAAACTTTGACCTCAACGCTGGAACCAGTTTTGCGTCTAATTGCACGGCTACGCTGACCAACTTTGGAAACGGTTGGTATCGCTGCACGATGACTGCTACGGCTAATGGCACCACTACGGCTGGCGCTGTTATTGGCTTGGCGCGTGACATTACCGAGTCGCGCCTTGCTATGTTCAGCAGCGATGGTAACGGCATCTTCATCTGGGGCGCTCAACTCGAACCCGTCACCTACCAGACGACCCCCAGCACCTACGTCGCCACGACTGCCAGCGCCTACTACGGCCCCCGCTTCGACTACGACCCGGTCACGCTGGCACCCAAGGGCCTGCTGATCGAGGAGCAGCGGGTGAACCTGCTGCTGCGGTCTGCTGAGTTTGATAACGCGTCGTGGGGTAAAATCTCGGTAACAGTAACGGCCAACAGCACAGCCGCACCAGACGGGACAACTTCGGCGGATACTGTAACCGCCACTGCCACCTCGCTTGACGGGCTATACCAAAATATCGCCGTCACGGCTGCGGCGCACACTTTCAGCGTGTATCTGAAGCAGGGCAATACGACCGCTTCGGAGCTTGGCATTATTGACCAAGGCACCGCGTCCAATCGGGTACGGCTGACCTACGCAACCGGGGCTATAACCGTAATCTCTGGTACTGCGACCGCAACCGCGACCAACGCGGGCAACGGCTGGTGGCGCGTGCAGATGACTTATACTTTCCCTGCCTCCGGGGCAGCGGACACGTTTCAAATCCTGCCCGGCATCAGCGGTGGGGTTAACGGCGACTTCTGTTATGTCTGGGGCGCTCAGACCGAAGCTGGTGCCTTCGCCACCTCCTACATCCCCACGGTCGCCAGCACGGTCACGCGCAGCGCCGACGTTGCCACCATGACCGGTACGAACTTCTCAAGCTGGTATAACGCCAGCGAGGGGACGTTTGTGGCGGATGCGACGACTGGCGGCGACGTTGTGTCTTCGTACTGCATGGCCGCGCTTAACGCAGGCTTTAGCAGCATTATCGGTTTTGATATTGACTCTTCAGGTGTGTACCGCCTCCGGGTCACAGATAATGGCGCAAATCAGGCACTGATTGGGGTTGTAAGCCTTACCGCCGCAAACACTAATTACCGGATTGCGGGTGCCTATAAGACCAACGATTTTGCAGCGTCGGCAAATGGCGCGGCGGCTGTGGTAGACGCCTTGGGCACTGTGCCGTCGAGCATGGTGTCTTTTGCAATTGGCGCGAACTCGTTGACCGGTACTTCCGCGTGGAACGGCCACATCCGCGCCATCGCCTACTACAACACCCGCCTCCCCAACGCGCAGCTTCAGACGCTGACCGCGCCTGCACTGGTCACGTCACTCGCGCTGGACTTCATCTCACCTTCCTATACGGTGGGCTACTGATATGGCCACGACGACCTTCAACGATCTCATTACCTTCAGCCGTGGCAGCAACGCCACCCTCACCGGCCCCAATGGCCTGATCCAGTGGGCACCGAGCAACCTGTTAACGAACAGCGAGAGTTTCGAGGCGAGTGCTTGGGTGCCGAATGCGGCGACTATTACGGCTAACAGCACCACAGCGCCTAGTGGGACAACGACGGCTGACACTCTTACCGCCACGGCAGGCACCGGCACCATTCCGCGTGTGGCCGACACATCGGTAGCCACTACCGTCGCGTCCTACACTGTGAGCATTTACGCAAAAGCAGGGACGTACTCGTTTGTCCAAATCTACCTTAACAACCAAGCAACTGAATGGGTTAACTTTACCCTGAGTGACAGCGGTACGGCCACGGCCAATGGCTCTTGCACTGCGTCCATCACGGCTGTCGGGAGTGGATGGTATCGTCTGTCAATGACGTACTCGTCTGGGGGCGTAGACCGCAGACCGTTCTTTATGTTGGCGGCTTCAGCGTCTGCAACCCGCGCACAAACGTGGAACCCCACTGGCACGGAAACGATCTACCTTTGGGGCGCACAACTCGAACTGGGCAGCACCGCCACCACCTACAACAACACCTCCGTCAAGAACCTGCTGGGCTTCAGCGAGGCGTTCGATAACGCGGCGTGGTCGAAGACCCGTGCAAGCATTGTGACTGGCGCTCAGGCCAATCCGGTAAATGGTCTGTTCAATGCCCAGAAGCTGATGGAAGACACGACCGCATCCAACTCTCACCGGGCGCAGCAGACTTTTAGCATCTCCGGTGCCCCGATTACGGCCTCTACCTATATGAAGGCGGGTGAGCGGACGTGGTCTTATATTCGTTTGGACGACGCCTCTAGCACCAAATTTGCCTACTTCAACCTTGCTACCGGCGTAATCGGCTTTGCAACCTCTGGCCTTACCAGTTCGATTACGAGTGTGGGTAACGGATGGTATCGTTGCTCTGCGACCTTTGCTGCCCCCGCAGCCACAGCCTCTGGGGCTTTTGTGGTCGGCTTGGCTACTGCGGATACCGTCAATTCCTACACAGGCGACGGCAACTCCGGCGTCTACATCTACGGCGCGCAGCTATCCAACAGCGCCAGCCTCGATCCCTATGTGCCCACCCCCGGTGCGGCACCGAGCAGCACTGCCTACTACGGCCCCCGCTTCGACTACGACCCCGTGACCCTCCAGCCCAAAGGGCTGCTGATCGAGGAGCAGCGGGTGAACCTGCTGACGTATTCGGAGCAGTTTGATAACGCGGCTTGGACGAAGAGCAACACGACCGTAACGCAAA